CTGTAAAGACTGTCTGCGGCATTGGCTGGTGCTTCAAACACCTTTCCGGTCTGGCCTTGATCGCTCTCGTTGCTGCGTGTCTGCGGCGCCGACTTGTCGATGGTGCGATAATCAGTATAGAGGGTTTTTGTTGGAGCTTTTGGGCCGCTAAGAACTGTGTAATAAAGATAGTTATATTCTTGTGTAAAATTTAACACAGAGCTGTTGAGACCAGTGAACCAATAGTTATATTTCTTAGGAGGTGTCCAAGGTCTGCTAGGTTGGAAATATTGGCTTTTGAGATCAGTGACCAGATAGGGTGAGATCTGATATGTGAACTTGTATGCATAGTCTCCGCGTATGTTATCGTATTTGATAGGCTCGGCCTGCAAGGTTATAGTGTACCAAGCAGTCTCGGGTATGGCCTGGCCGTTTACTTCATACTTCTGTAGTTTCTCGTTCCATTTCTGCGTCTGCTGATCAGTGATATAACTACTATTTCTTAGGACCTGATCCAAGAATTGCATGATAGTGGTACCAGCTAGAATACTCTTGTTCTGACTGGTAAAATCGTTGCTTTGCCGTGATCCGTCCTTGGCCTGCTGTGGATTCGTGGTCTGGATCATCGGGGGCTTTTTCTTATCTACCGGGCCCGACGGTAACAGACGTGCATTGGCCATTTCGGGTACCTTGAAAATTATCTCGTATTCATCGGCTACTTCAATCTCTCTGGTGCGCTCTTTGTTCTTTTGATATTGATTCAAAGCATCCACCAGACCTTTGCTCAGAGTTTTGGGAGTATTGGATTTGGGTGCAGCATTGGCCTTGGGAGGTGCTGTCTGTGCGACTCCTTGACGGGTAATGGCTGTGACCTGATCCGCCGGCGATACTGGTGCTGCCACACCGCGTGCTTCTCTGGGCAGGCCAGATGCTGTGGTACCTTCGGTAGTCTGAGAATTGCCAGTAAAATTGGCTGAACCCGACAGCAGATCTTTGAGTGTGTTGGCCGTGAGTTCTACGTTGTAAGGTATGCTGTTGCGTTGCTGGGTGCTGGCGAGATTCTGCACACCCACGGCCTGGCAATCATATTCTGTGATACTATTAGCGATACGGAATTTGATGTTAGTGAACTGGAAAGGTATCCATTTTTCGATTATGGCATTGGCGTCCGTGGTGTTACCAGTGTTGCGAGTAGGCGTGATAATATTGCCGTACTGATCATATCCATAGAATCTTATGACCATGAGATAATTCTGGGCGGCATAGTTTGTGGGACTTTTGCTGATCTCTTCACCAGATTGTTTGAGATATCCATCCACAGCATTATAAAGATTGTCAATGAATGTGATACCGTTGGGCTCAGTGATTTTGAATGTCAACTCGAATACGTTATGTGCTGCCCGTGTTCCACGGCCTTGCACGACACTCTTTAATCTCACATCATCGATATAGTAGTCTAATTTAAAATTGGGATTGCGGCCGAGATTGCGGTAAGCGGCACCAGTGACGGAATTACCATCGGCATCTTGCTCAATCTCTTGTGGATCAACAGAAACAGGATTGGGATTGGTATTGGGGGCGCCACCACTTTGTAACAACAATGTATAGCCAGCCAGATTTTTTTTCTTGGAGAGTAACTGATACCGATATCGGTTTGGACTCATGAGATATATGGATATGCTATAAGTGTAGCTGGCGTATTGATCTAAAATATTGGGCGCAGCCGGTAACTGTCTGGTTGATCCGAATATCTCACGCAATAGAGCACGAGTAGAGTTATCTCCCCTGGCATCGTCATTGGAAGCTGCCCCAGTGTTGGCCGCGCTGGCCCCCGGATTTCCCGCCCCCGAATTAGGTACCAAGGGGCCCGGCTCGGCGAGATTTTGATATGATTGTATCTGCTGTGCTTTTCTCGTGGCCGCGTCAAGTCCTATGTCTAATGCTGGCCGGAAAGGTTGGGAATTCGTAGGTTCAACCTTCCTAATCACACTTACTGTGCCATCCGGAGATTGCACCAAGGGAGGTGTAGCCGGTGACTGCGTGTTAGCGCCCTCGGCGTTGGCAGCCTGGTCTTCTCGGACAGTCTCTCCCACACTCTGCAATCTCTGAGCAGAGAGTTGGGCATTGAGCTGTCGTATGTATTCTTCGGTTTCACGGATGAACTGCTCCAGAGAGGCACGATCGGCAGGATCAGTGGTCCTGGCCAGGGCAGCTCGAGCATTGTTTAATGCGCGGATCGATCCGGCAAGATCCTGCTCGATATCATAGGGAGTCAGTGCCATGGATTAAAACCCCAGCGCTGTTCTCAAGGTCGAGATCTTAGGCAAATAGATCTGTACACCAGCTTCAAAGTCCCATGGTGGCGCTACCAAAGTGTTGGGATTGCGTTGATAGAACACCCACCACAACTGGCTCTGTCCATAGAGATCCAAGGCCAACATGTCAGGCCTATATTGATAGGTTTCTACTATAGTGAAGAGCTTATCGTCTGACTCCCGCGGTATGGCGCGATTGGTCATGACATCCAAGAAAAACTGCTGGATGCCAGTGTTAAAATATGGGCTGGTGGTATCGTATTGTGCGGCCATTACCAAAATCCTTTCTCTATCAGGCTACCATTGGCATAGTCCTTGAGACTGAACTCTTGGCTGACCTGCTGGCGACTCTGCATGGGGTGTAGTACTATGCTGAGTTCGATCTTGGTAGGCACATAGGTAGGAGAATTGGTGCCCAGGGTGCGCGGTGCTGGCTTGTTATACTGTGTGAGCCCGGTACCTAACTGTGGTTGCAAGAGATTCTTGATCCTTGACACTGCCGACGAAAATGGATCGGTGGGCAAGGCCTGGCGACCTTGTCGTAGATTATTTTGATTGGTGCCGTTGATGTTTGGGCTTAATGCACGGATATAATCAACATCCGGGGGTAAAATATAATTGAATTGTGTGACCACACAAGGGTTGAGGTTAAACTGGTACTGTCCAAATCCTTGCAAGAACACCATGGGCGGAGGGGTTCCTCGTTGAGCATCTTGGCCATAGAACATCTTGGTCACAGATTTAAAAAATGTGATCACGGCCAAGAGATAGTTAGCTTCTCTGGTATCTTGCGCCGTGAACGTGGCGTTAATCTGGATGTCTTCCACTGAACTGCCTTGATAGAAAAATCCACGGAAGTTGCTGTGTGTGAGATTGTAAGGTGTGTAATCTGCACGGTAGGCCGTAGTGATCTGCGGAGTATATGGAAACACTACACCATCGGTTTCTTTGAGAGGTTGCAACAACGGACCAGGATTGTCGGCTTTGTAAAGATAATTGGCGCTGGGTGCCAAACGCAGGCGCACACGCCAATCGCCATCGTTGGCTTGTTTGCGTTGTTGTTGTAGGGCGGCCTGGGCTCGTGCCTGCTGGGTGAGCGCTTGTTGCCGTGCAGCGGTACGGCTAGCTGCTGCAGAATCGGCCAGGCTGGGATCAATGAAATCGTCACCAATATAGACAGCTTCGCCATTGCCATCAAAAGTCCATCCGGGATTGAGATTACCGTCGTCATCAAATGGTGTTCCGCGACCCGAAGGATCGGCTTGAGGGTCATTTTGCAGATCCACCGCTGTGGGCTCTCTCAGTGTGCTGGCTTCGGCCGCTTCCCTCTCTGCGGCTAGGGCAGCTTGATATTGTTCATACTCAAAATCATCCACCGGTGCTGGTTCGCGGGCCACACCAAAAAATCCACCGCCTTGGGTGGGTGCTGCTGGCACTGTGGTCCCAGGTGGTGGTGGATCTACCACGGTTCCGGTGGCGTCCACCGTGATTACCCTTGTTGGTGCCTCATCTACTACTACCGACGTGATGTCGTCGTTGACAATATTGCCCACTCCAGTTATGTCTATGCGAGTGGGCGGTACCTGCGGATTGGGTGGATTGTTGGCCACGGTCGCGTTAAAAAGCTGTTCTCTAAGGACACCGCGCTCGTTAAACAATCTAAGGATTTCTTGCTCAATTTGATTACGAGCAACCGGGGACGTGGCAGCAGCCCGCTGGCGTTCTAACACTGCAATAGCACTGTCTATAGACGAGATTTGTTGCTCTAGCTGGGCTGTGGAGGTCATCTTGATTTTTCCAATACAATATTTACCGCAGACAAAAACGGCTAACTTTATAGTTAGAAAAGATTTGACATCTGTGTCAAATCCTGTACAATAAATATATCCTAAGGAGAAACACGTTGTCTATAACACCTCCCCCCAAGGTAAACTACCTTAACAATCGCGATTTACTCAAAGAAATACACCTAAGCAAAAACACATACTGTAGCTTCAGAGATCCCCAAAAAGATCATCAGTATGACATAATTTTGAGTAGCGTTAGCAAGATAAACCAGCGCACCATCGCAGAAGCACGGCGCAATCGTGCTGCTAGGTTGACCAAAGAAACCGGGGAAGAAGTCAATGAAAAGAAGATCCCCAACACTGACTTGGTGTTCCGCATCATGACCTGGGAACACATACCCATGGCCCCCAAGAAGCAGCCCAAAGCCGCGGCAAAGAAAAAGAAAACCATTGAAGATATCCTAGGGTTCGAAGAGCTGCCACCCGAAGACCCCTTGGCAGAATTGGTTGACGAACCTGTGTTGGACCCAGTGCATGTGCGAGTCAACTTTCCCCCGTTCTTTCACTATCGCGTCACTGATCATAAGGTTCCTTACGTGGTGGGCAAGAGCCACTGGCGGGGCGATGTTGATACCGGAGAATACAGTCGAGACCACGGCGAGATGACTCGCAAGCTGGCCATGATGTTTATGAAACTCTGCGAACGATATGCCACCCGATCAAACTGGCGTGGGTACACTTATAACGAGGAGATGCGCGGACAGGCATTGTTGCAATTGAGTCAGATTGGGTTGCAGTTCGACGAAAGCAAATCGCAGAATCCTTTCGCTTATTATACAGCGGCCATCACCAACTCATTCACTAGGGTGCTAAACATTGAAAAGAAAATGCAGAACATCCGCGACGACATCTTGGAGATGAATGGATTGAATCCTTCTTGGACACGACAGTATTCAAATACCTCTCAGCCGTCGGGATCGGTTCCAGTTCCAGCCGATGAATAAGATTTATTGTTCTGCGCCGTGGCGAGGAATCACGATACGAGAAGACGGTAAGGTACGTACTTGCTGCGTAGGAGAAACTGTCCTGGGAGATCTCAACGATTCTTCTATCGTGGATATTATAAACAATCCGGTGCTAGAAGAAATAAAATCTAAATTAGAACGCGGAGAATCCCATCCAAATTGTCGGGCCTGCATCAATGCGGAAAAAGAAAACCAATATACCAGTCTAAGGCATCATTACCTCAATTGGTATCCGCTCGACGATTCTGGATTCCAACTAAAATTCTTAGACATACGATGGAATAACAAATGTAATCTGTCATGCCAATATTGCGGACCATTTTTCAGCAGTCGTTGGCAAGAATTATTAAAAATTTCCAGATCGTCGGCATCGAAATCATACCAAGAAGAACTATTAGACTGGGTGTTAGAGCGAGCCTCCCATATCAACGAATTGATGTTAGTCGGGGGAGAGCCTATGTTAATGAAACAAAACTATGAACTCTTAAAGAAAATACCCAAAACGACTAAAATCAGCATCATTACCAATCTTTCGTACGATCTGGAAAATTTACCGTGTTGGGGAGATCTATTGACGTTTCCTCCTGAAAACATACTTTGGAACGTCAGCATAGAAAATACCGGAGATCAATTTGAATACGTCAGGCAAGGAGCCAGCTGGTCCCAGATACGCCAGAACATAAAAATACTGATGAATCATTGGCCGTCGACTACCTCTGTACAAATGATTTACAGCACCTTTAGTGCGTTAGATCTGCTCAACACAATCAAGACGTTACAGTCGCTGGGCATCAATAAATTCACGTTCCAACACATTTTCAATCAGCCAGAAATGGATGTTATGAAATTGGCAGATGAAATACAAGCACGATGCCTAAATGAGATTCTGGAGATAAAAAAATGGTGGGCAGAATTACATGGGCCGGATGAAAATTTATATCCGTTGACCGGATTGGAAAATATCCAGCGCCTATTGCAATCGCCTAACAAACCTGTTAAAGTAACTCGAGAGCAATTTTATCGAAAAATAAATTGGTATGATTCATGGTCGGACAAATTAAAATTCCAACAACTTTGGCCTCATGTCACTGAACTCATAGAAAAACATCAACCCAATGGCGAATCTATTTAAAAAGGCCGTCGTATTCACTGACATCCATTTTGGACTGAAGTCGAACAGCCTATTACACAATCAAGACTGCGAAAAATTCGTAGACTGGGTCATCGAAACTGGGCGTGCCAATGGCTGCGAAACCGGAATGTTCTTGGGAGATTGGCACCACCATCGTGCTGCCATCAACCTACAGACACTGAGCTTCAGTCTGCGAAGTTTAGAAAAACTCAGCGCAGCGTTTTCCCAGTTCTTTTTCATTCCAGGGAACCACGATCTCTATTATAGGGACAAGCGTGATATCCATGGCGCAGAGTGGGCGAAACACATTCCCAACATCCATATCTGTAACGATTGGGTCAAAGAAGGCGACGTCATCATAGCTCCGTGGTTGGTGGGCGATGATCATAAGCGGATACAAAAGATGTCCAGCAAATATATGTTTGGTCACTTTGAGCTACCACATTTCAAGATGAATGCCATGGTAGAGATGCCGGACCACGGTGAGATCTCTGTGGAGCATTTTGGAGAATACGATCGAGTGTTCTCCGGACATTTCCATTTGCGACAGAACAAACGGAATATCAACTACATCGGCAATGCTTTTCCACATAACTTTGCCGATGCCGGCGATGTCAATCGCGGCGCAATGATCCTAGAATGGGGAGCCGAGCCAGAATATCATGCATGGCCCGAACAACCGTTGTATAATGTCTGGGATCTCAGCCATGTCATTGACAATGCTGATAAGATCTTGAAACCCAACATGCATGTACGTGTGCAGCTGGACATCGAGATCAGCTATGAAGAAGCCAACTATATCAAAGAAACATTCATCACCAAATACGGATTGCGTGAGATGGCGCTTATGCCCAACAAACGTGCAGCCCTGGAAGAAGATATGGCCCCCGGTGATGTCAAGTTTGAATCCGTGGACCAGATCGTCACGGACCAGATCACCAAGATTGAAAGTGAATTCTACGATCCCAAATTGCTGTTACAAATATATCAGGCTCTATGATCCAAATCAAAGATCTCACTGTTAAAAATTTCATGAGCGTGGGCAATGCCACGCAAGCCATCAACTTTGATCGTCGCGATCTCACCTTGGTCCTGGGAGAAAACCTTGATCTCGGTGGTGATGGCAGTCGTAACGGCACAGGCAAGACCACTATCATCAATGCTTTGAGTTATGCGCTGTATGGTCAGGCCTTGACTAATATCCGCAAAGATAATCTAGTCAACAAGACCAACGGCAAAAATATGTTGGTAAGTTTAGAGTTTGCTGTCAACGGCAAAGATTTTAGAATCGAGCGCGGTCGCAAGCCCAATGTGCTAAAGTTCTACGTCAACAACGAAGAACAAGCTGCGGACGACAACAGCCAAGGTGATAGTCGCGAAACGCAAGATGCCATTGAATCGGCATTGGGCATGACGCACGACATGTTCCGGCATGTGCTGGCGTTGAATACTTATACTGAACCGTTCCTTAGTCTCAAAGCCAACGACCAGCGTGTGCTGATCGAGCAGTTGTTAGGCATCACATTGCTGAGTGAACGTGCAGAAAAGATCAAAGAGCTTAATCGTGCTACCAAAGAAGCCATTACAGGAGAAGAATTGCGCATCCGTGCTGTGCAGGAAGCCAACAAACGCATCGAAGAGCAGATTGAAAGCCTTAAGAAGCGCCAGACTCTATGGTTAGCCAAACAGCGCGAAGACTGCGAAAAGCTGGAACAGGCCATCACTGCGCTGGAACACATCGATATCGATGCCGAAGTACAGGCTCATAGAGATCTTGAAGTGTATCACAGCAAAAAGAAACAAATCGACGAGCATAAAAAATACATACGGCAGATCGAAACAGAAAATTCTAAGTTAGAAAAACAAGCGGAAAAACTACGCGGTGAGATCGAAGCCTTGGACAATCATAGATGCTATGCTTGTGGTCAAGGCATCCATGATGACAAACAGAACGAGATCCGCGAGGACAAACAAAAACAATTACAAGACACCTCTTTACAGATCCTTACTAACGAAAGCCAGCGCGACGAGCATCAGAACGAACTGGACGACCTCGGCGAATTGGGCTCTGCACCCACGGTATTCTACGATACGCTAGAACTGGCCTTGAATCACAAAAACAGCCTAGATGGTTTGCGCAAGGATCTCACCAATAGGCAAGCCGAAACAGATCCCTACGGCGAACAGATCTTGGATATGCAGAACCAAGCCTTGCAGGTCGTGACTTATGACACGCTCAACGAACTCACGAGACTACAAGAACACCAAGACTTCCTGCTGAAACTGTTGACCAACAAGGATAGCTTTATCCGCAAGAAGATCATCGAACAGAACTTGAGCTATCTCAACCAGCGTCTCACTCATTATCTGGATCGCATTGGATTGCCGCATCAGGTCATATTCCAAAACGATCTCACAGTAGAGATAACCGAGCTGGGCCGAGATCTAGACTTTGATAACTTGTCGCGTGGTGAGCGCAACCGATTGATTCTTTCTATGTCGTGGGCGTTCCGCGATGTGTGGGAAAGTTTATATCATCCTATCAATGTGTTGTTCATCGACGAGCTAGTAGATTCGGGCATGGACACACAGGGTGTGGAGAACAGTCTGGCGCTGCTGAAAAAGATGAGCCGAGAACGACACAAGTCGATCTGGTTAGTATCGCACAGGGACGAACTGGCTGGGCGTGTGGAGAATATCTTGCGTGTGATTAAAGAAAATGGTTTTACCAGCTATAACACAGATGTTGACACAGTTTAATTACGATCTCATCGACGAGTATCAGTTAGAAATCACCAGTTATTGTAATGCGGCCTGTCCACAATGCCCAAGGAATGACCTCGGACATGGTATCAATCCGTTGATGCCTTTGCTGCATCTTAGCAGAGAAGTAATTGATCGGACATTTGATCAATCATTGTGCCAGAGGCTACGTCAGGCATTTTTCTGTGGCAGCTATGGCGACCCGATCATGCACCCAGATTTTTTGGATATATTGAGAGATTTCAGGCAGAAGAATCCGACATTGTGGTTGTATATACATACCAATGGTGGAGTGCATGATGTAGATTACTGGGACGAGATCGCCAAGATCATGGCCGGTTACGGGCAGATCGACTTTGGCATCGACGGTCTGGAAGACACGCTGGGATTGTATCGACAGAATGTAGTATTCGACCGGGTGATCAGCAATGCTCGTGCATTTATTGACGCAGGCGGACGGGCACAGTGGAACTATATAGTGTTCGAGCACAACGAACACCAAGTTGATCGTGCAGAAGAACTCAGCCGCGAATGGGGATTCTACTCCTTCTTGGCACGCAACACTGGAAGATTTTTTAATCATGCCGAGCTGGAAGAAATGAGCGAATGGCCTGTGCGTTCAAGGAAACACGATCATATATTGAGGCCCCCGCGCCAAGAAAAATATCGAAACCGCAGCATGATTTTTTTGCCAAATCTCAAAAAACAATATGTCGAAATGGAAGATTATTTTAATTCTACTCCCATCGCTTGCGACGCATTGATGGGCCGCAAAGTAGCGATCAACGTAGAAGGTCTGGTATTGCCTTGCAATTTTTTCAATCATAATCTCTATGATCGCAGATTCTATGATGAGTCTGCATTGCCAGGTGCCCATGCTCTCAGCACACAGAACGGCAAGAATCAAGTGCGTGATTTTTTAGAATCCTACGGGTTAGATAATCTCAATATACATCATAGGACATTAGATCAGGTGTTCCGGTCCGATATGTGGAAGGATCTCGTCGATGGGTGGAAATCTAAAATCGGCCAAGGCAGGATATTTGAATGTGCCATGACATGTGGTGAAAAATTAACCAAGGTCTGGGACCAAGGAGGAAACAAAAGATGAAATATATGATCACAGGTGGAAACCGAGGACTAGGACTGACATTGTGCCAGGTATTCAACGGAGATAGTTATAGCCGAAGCAACGGTTATGATATCACAAAAGATCAAGAAAAATTAGCAGAATTAAGTTTAAATTATGATGTGTTTATTAATAACGCATTTGATGGTCCATTTCACGAGCCCTGGGCAAACTTTGGACAAGTATACCTGTTAAACAAGGTAGCGAACTTATGGAAATCCCAGAATAAGTCCGGAACAATCATAAACATCGGTAGCATAGGCAGCGAATCGATCGTTTCTCCTCTCCAGGAATTTGAAACTTATCGTGTGGCTAAAATCGCTTTGAAACACCATAGCCGACAGTGGACTCGGGCGTTTAAAGAAAATCTGGTGACTTTTAAAACCAGTTTGCTCACCGTAGACCGACTCGACACCGAAGTCACCCGTAGTCGATCAAATTGGACTGGCAACGGACACGATCTAGTAGAACTAACAAACTATGTAGGTTTAATAGTAAATTCAAAACCCAATACCTGCATAGAAGAAATTATTGCGTATGTAAATTTGAATCATAAACAAGCATGAATGACATGGCTTTACGAATCCCAAGAGATCACGGAATTACCCGAAGATTGTGCCGGTTTCGTTTATTTGATAACGAATAAACTCACCGGTAGGATGTATATTGGCAAAAAACTAGCGAAATTCAAGAAAACAACATATAAAACAGTAAAGCTCAAAAACGGCAAGAAAAAACGCAAGAAGATACGTGGCAAGATTGAATCAGATTGGCAGACATACTACGGCTCTTCCCCAGAACTCACCAAAGACGTTGTAGAACTAGGCACAGAAAACTTCTCCCGCGAGATTTTGCGTTATTGCAAATCAAAAACTGAATTATCGTACTATGAAGCAAAATATCAATTTGATAATGATGTACTACTAGACGAGAATAAATGGTATAATGGATGGATATGTGTCAGGGCAAGAAGGTTCCAACTATGATAAGTAAAGGTGCAGTTCGCGATATTGGCGTATCCAACTGCTCTAATAGTTGGAAAGGAGCTATCAGCATGATATACTTATATCTCAAAACCCACAACAAGACTGGGTTAAAATATCTTGGTAAGACAATTTCCGATGACCCGTATTCTTATCCAGGGTCTGGCAAAGTTTGGCGCCGTCATATTGAAAAACACGGATATGATGTAACTACGGAAATTTTATTCGAGACGACTGACCCCGATGAACTCAGAAGTGTCGGCATGTATTATTCAAATTTATGGAATGTAGTAAAATCCAAGGAATTTGCTAATTTGATTCCCGAAATGGGAGATGGCGGTGCAATGCCATGGACCAACAAAAGCAGACAAAAATTAGCTAAGGCTAATAAAGGCAGAAAGCATACTGACAAGTCTAGAAAAAATTTCTCAACGGCACAACAAAAACAGGCAGAACATCTAAGTAAAAAAATAAAAGAGTATCTATCAATCCCCGAAAATTACAATCAAAGATATCAACAACTAACATCAATTTGGAATCGACCCGGGCACCGCGAAAAAATGTCGGCTAAGATGTCCTCATTACAGTGGTGTAACGACGGTGTCAGGAATTATAGAAAGTCCATTATTCCAGACGAAATGAGTCCTGGGCGCTTAAAATCACAATAATTAATCTCACATCAAAGGCAAGTTAGGCAACTAAGGCTCGCACAGGCCAACATCGTGTGCCCTTGACCTGGACTCTGTGTCGCAGGGATGGAAGCCTCGCCGCGCCAGCGAGCACTCAACCACTACCCGAAAGGATGACGATCGCTTTGTAAGCCCTGCGATTTGGTTGTTGGAAAAGATAATAAAGGCAAAATGAGCAGGGAGAACCTGCACGTTGTTATGCGAGATAGCGTTCGCGTAGCAACCGCCGTCGTTGAAGACGTGGCTCGAGGTACCGGACGACCGCCTCTGTAATGCCATAACGCTGTGTGACTGTTAGCACTCGGATGATGCTACACACTTTCGGCCCGATTCTGGGCTTAGTGTGACCATTGCATCTGGATGATACTGACTAACTCACTTCGTTCGTTAATGATAAATCAGATGCGAGCAAAGCGAGCATCATGTCTCGCCAGGCGAGACATTAAAGTTTTCCTACATTTATCGCAATTAAATAATGACATTACCGGTCTTTAATTCCATGTCGAATAAGAAAAAAATACTCCTTTTTGGTAGTGTGCCTATGTCACTGACGGAACTGCAAATGGCTCCTGCTATGATTGGTGCGGTTATCAAAAAAAGAGGTCATGAGTTTTCTTATCAAGATATCAATTTAGAACTGTTTGAGATCTGTGGTAAAAATCACGATCTGTACGTCAAACAAACAGAATTTTTGCAAGATTTTGACAATCTTTTAAAAACCAATGTCATATTAGACCAGTGGGAAGATTACATAATAAGGAATCTCAAAGACATCGATCTCCTTTTGGTGAACGTGTTTAGTGTTTTTAGTCAAGTTCCTGCATTACGAATACTCAACCTTTGCCGCCAACATAAACCTCAAGTCAAGATCCTGATGGGAGGAATTGGTAGCCACAAGCAGATACAAGGTGGTATCAATGAATATAATACCAAACAGATACATGCGATATTTCCGGTAGTGAAAGATCATGTGTTTGGTAAAATTTGTTTAGACAATCATCTCATTGATGATTGGCAATCAACAGTGGGATTGGAAATTCTAGAAAAATGGTTGCCACAACGTCCGGTGATGGGTTACGATCAAGAATTTGAGTTTGAAGATTACAAGATAGATCGTTATCAATGGCCTGTATCTGGCAAAAGCATACCTATGTTAGGAAGCCATGGTTGTGTCAGGCAGTGCAGTTTCTGCGATGTCATAAAACATTTTCCGCGCTACAGTTTTATCGAAGCAGATACGTTGACTAAATCTATAGTAAAAACTTATCAGCAGACCGGGATCCATCGTGTGCAATTTATGGACAGTCTGGTCAATGGTAGCATGACTAATTTTTTGCAATTGTTGAAAAATCTAGCCCATGCTCGGCAGCAAGGATGGCTACCTCATGAGTTTTCTTGGAGCGGTACCTATATCTGCAGACCTCGCAGCAAATTACTAGACGAGATACATCAGCATCTAGCACCATCTGGAGTCGATAACCTGGTGATTGGTGTAGAGTCTGGATCTGACCGCATAAGATTTGAAATGGAAAAAAAATTTACCAACGATGATCTTTTGCACGAACTTTCTGCGTTCAGGCAAAACGGAGTCAAGGCCAGCGCATTGTTTTTCCCTAGTTGGCCCACCGAGACCCAGGATGATTTCCGGGAAACATTGGATCTATTTTCATCATTGGCTGAGTTTGGTCAATGCGGCACGCTCGATGGCGTGCAACTGGGCGCCAATGGTTTTGCGTTGATCGACGGTACACCCATCGATCGCGACAAAGACAAATTCGGACTCCGACAAGGACCTCTGCCGTGGTTATGGCGATGTGAAACTAATCCCACACTGACATATTGGGAAACCATAAGGAGAAGACTGCTCATGGCAGAGTGGTGCGAGATGAATGGAATCCGACTTGATAATGAAAATAGATTCCGGAGATATCTTGCTTTTAATCTTGAACAGCACCGATCTGCATTGCTCGAGTATTGCGGACATCTCCCCAAAATGATCAATGTCACTGAATACTTACCTGATACCATGACCCACAATCTTTCGATGAATGTGATCAACAGCGGACAGTATCCTGTGATCGTGACTTTGTTGATAGGCGATGATCGACAATCGTATATGTGTATCCCAGGGACGACACCGATAAGTTTTAAATTTTGCCGTGTATTAAACCAAACTTTGGCAATAAAAGTAAAAGCTGAGTTTGACAAAAATCATCAGACGGTCTGGCAGACGTATGAAAGTGGTGATTATTATGATCGCGACGGGATTTATTTGGATTCTATCTTTTTAGATCATGCAGATATCACATATCGTTCGTGGAACCAGGCATTTAATTTAAATTGGAAGATGTCTAAAAATCTACCCAAAGATTACTATCAACATCTTAATCTCCGATGCCTGACTTCGGGCATGGAATTATCTTTAGATTTGCCTGCTTATCATGCACTACACAAATACCTAATAGAAAAAGCACAACTTGAAGATGCCAATGACAGGACCTCGATAAATTTGCGCATAAAAAATCTTCTAGAAAGTTTTTTACAGTAATTTTAAATCCGTGACCGATATGATCAAATTTATTAAAAAAACGGAAGACCGCTTTTTTTGGTCGTCTCAAGGTTGTCTTTGATCAATTTGCCAATGGTGTCTCGTTCATGGAAGCTGAGATTCATGGCTTCGGTATAAGTCAATCCACCGCGCATGTACCAGCACATCTTGAGAGCTTCTTCTTTGATAGACGCCGCCTCCTTTTCCATACCTTCGACAATCTTAGTAATACGGTCAGAGTCCGAGATTAGGAGGCGGATTCGAAAAAACGTGCCATGTCCAAGGTGAATGCCTGCTCATACTGATGTTGGCAACTGGGACATTGGATCTTCAAGGGTTTGAGATCGCTTTTTTCTCTCAGAGATACTGCATGATCACGTATGGTGTTAAAGATACCACGTTCGCAATTGGTCAGAAACTCTAATATGAATGCGGGCTCAGTGACGATGCTGTTAGGTGTGCGTATCTCAGCGATGCTGTTGGCGATGGCATGCACAGTGATCTCCATGATCTTTTTCATCATTGAGTTAACTTGCTCTAATCTTGTTTCCTCGGGCATCTCGGCTGTTTGCATGGCCTGCAAGCTCTTTTGATTTTCAAACTGTAGTTGGCTGTTGGCATTGACTTGTTGATAATCCAGTGGGCGGAAAGAAATTGTAAGATCGCCAATGGTCAGTGGTGTGGCATAATCTGCACCACCAAAACCATCTAATAGTTTTCGTAAGTCTACGCCAAATGTAGTTTCGATCTCGCAGGACGGGCATTGTGTATCTATGTCCATCTCGTGTCCGTAACTGGCGATCCGAATAGCGATCAAAATAGAATCAAGGTCGGTTATAGGCACAGCCCAGGCATCGCGGATATTGGGCACACAGCTCTGGATGACTGATACTACGGCCTCACCGTTGAACAGTGCATCTGGTGTGCGATAAGTGATCTCGTCCATGGCAGTCATAGGCAACACTGGTAACTCACCATTGGCCGGGAGTTCTAGAGATCCGGCAGTCCAGCCTCGACCATTTGAGGGCAGACGCAGATAGATAGCAGGTTGCCGGAAAAACCGGCTTAAGGGATTGTTGGTTTCGGGCATTTTTCCACCAGGTAAATATATCGTAATTACTTATAGCGGTAAAAACCTAGGTCAACATAAACATGGATGAAGAACTCAAGCGTGCCATAGAAGAACTCACCGAAGCTGTACGGGAATCAACAGCAGCTACTGGAAACAGAAATGCGCCCAGTGGCATGTTTGATGGGCTATCCAAGTCCACGGACAAGGCCACAAAATCTCTCAAAGCACTGGAATTCTGGAATAGCAAGCTGGTAAAGTCCTACTACGACGGCACAGCATCGGCCACCACCATGGCGAATTCTCTGGACGAATCGGCTTTTGCTGCTACGGCCTTGGGTGCTAAATTTGGTAAACTTGGTATAGCACTGGGACTCACAGGGGGTGCGCTGATCAAATACTTTGCTGCCAGCGCACGCCAGGCCGACAAACTTTATCGAGGATTCCAAGATCTTACCCGGGTTGGTGCTGGTACATCACAAGGTATCCAAGATGTCCGTAGTTCGCTAAGAGATTTTGGTCTAGGGGTCGACGATACAGCCAAACTGTTTGCTCTGTTTGAAAAAGGCGCACAAGATTTTGCCATGCTAGGTGGCAGCGTAACCCGTGGTAGCAAAGCCGTTGGTGCCATGACACGCGGCATCATCGGTGATGATGGTCTCTTGTTGCAGATGCGTAACATCGGCGAGAATGTTGATACCATTAACGAATCTGCCATAGCCTACACATCCATGCAAGCTCGCATGGGCATGACCGAAGAACGCATGCGGCGAGATGGCACTAAATCTCTACAGGCCTACATTGAACAACAAAACATATTAACCAAAATAACTGGCGCCACGGCCAGGGAACAACAAGCCGCGCAAGCTCGTGCCATGAACATCGAGCAGTTCCGTGCTAGAAATATGCAACTGATAGCAGAAGGCAGGAGAGATGAAGCCGAAAAAGACATGCAAGTCTTTAAAAACCTTTCGGCATTAGATCCGTCTGGGCAGCTGGCTGAATCGTTTGCTGTTCTAAGAAGTGGCTTCATAGCACCTGGCACAGGGTTAGGCGCAGTGATAGCCAGTGGCACTGAAGCATTTGATGTTGCTAATAACAACATGATGGACGCCAATCAACAAACAGAAGCATTTGTGAAATCGTTAAAAGGTATGACTGGGCCCAACGGTGCGCTGTTTAATCTCGCACAAGTTGGTAGGTTTAAAGAAGTCACTGGACTTGATTTTGGAGCATTGCAAGATGCTATCCTTCGCACCCCAGAATTTGCCAAACGCATGGCTGAGGCCACAGATGAAGTGCAACGTCAAAAGATACGTCAAGAAGCTGCTACCAAAGCCATGGGCGCAGTTGAGATAGCCAACATGCGATCGCGTGATAACTTGCAGGACTTTGTCGCCGAAGGCATCGTTCCGGCTACTATCGCATTGCAAGGACTGGCTTCGGTTGTAGAATCTATAACTCGCGCTCTTCCAGGGGGTGCGGCAAGGACCCTCACACCGGGACAAAAAGCTGCAGATGCCGCTAACTATGCCCGCATGACCCCAGGGCAAAAAGCTGGTAGCATAGTTGCTCGGAATATAGAGACATTGGCAGACTATATTCCTGGCATGGGAGGACTGGCCAAAGAAGCCATGAATGCTCGTATCGCTCAGGAAAGTCGCGGAGCGGTTAGTGGCCTAGCAGAAAAGATTATACAAGCAGAAAGCGGCAATCGCAACATTGGTAACATAGGTGGAACATCCAGCGCATTTGGTTTACCACAATTTACAAAAGGCACGTTTGAAGATTTAGTGGCCAAAGCCGGTACCAGTAATCCTTTGTACGGGAAAACTTGGGAAGACTATAAGAAAGATACCAACTTGCAAAGAGAAGCGCTTTATCAGTTGTTGGATCAAAATCGTCAATATCTAAACAAACAAGGTGTATCTACTTCGGATGCAGCTTTGTATCTAGCACATTTCTTAGGAGCAGGTGGTGCCAGTCGTGTGCTGAGTTTACCCGACAGCACAGATATAGCTCAAGCGGTTGGGACCGATCAGATTGCGGCGAATCCTGGTGTGTTTGATAAAGTGGCCACCGTGGGGGATCTTAAAAACTGGGCCGATAAGAAAATGGGCGGTAGCGGATATCGTTTTGGTGGTATAGCCACAGGTCCCCGTTCGGGATATAACACAGTACTACATGGTACCGAGGCAGTGATTCCTTTGCCCAACGGCAAGACAATACCAGTAGAGATGTCGGGTATGCAGGTCAACATGGATCGACAGATTGGCATCCTAGGTGCACAGCTTGACAAAATGGATCAAATGATATCGGCCCTGCGGGACCAGACATCGATTAGCCAGCGTATTCTGCAAGTAAGCCAAGCCTAGCGGTAAATATAACACGATATAAGGACGAACATGGCCTGGCGAAAATATTTTAAAGTAGCGAATCCGGATGGATCTTTAAGTCCTCTTTCGGGCAGCGGCAACCCTGGGTTACCTGGATACGGTAGGAATACCGGGGGCGACCCACTTAAAGGCCATGCCGATATCGTCTATCGAAACTATGCCAGCAGATTACCAGAAGTCTACACCGGACACCCAAACCGAGTTGAGCGTTATAATCAGTACGAAAACATGGATATGGATTCGGAAATCAATGCCTGTTTGGACATCCTAGCAGAGTTCAGCACCCAGCAAGACAACCAGACTAACATACCTTTTGAAGTCAAATACAACGACAAACCCACGGATCACGAAGTAGAGATCATCAAGAAACAGCTACAGCAGTGGGTCAAACTCAACAAATTAGATCAGCGCATCTTCCGTATCTTCCGCAACACCATCAAGTACGGTGATCAGGTCTTCGTCCGCGACCCCGAGACATTTGAGATGTACTGGGTAGACATGACCAAAGTGGCCCGAGTGATCGTCAACGAAAGCGAAGGCAAGCGGCCCGAGCAGTATATCATCCGCGACATCAATCCCAACTTCCAAAATCTGAGTGTGGCCGTCAAGACCACCTCGGATTACCAGAGCAACCCGCCCAGTTCAGCCTATGTTCCGCCCTACAACTACACCGTGCCTAACTCTGCAGGCGGAGCAGGTGGATCTGGCCTGAGCCGTTTTTCAGCGGCCATGAATGAGACAGTGGTGGATGCCAAGCACATAGTACATCTCAGCCTCTCGGAAGGCTTGGATTTTTACTGGCCGTTTGGTATGAGCGTGTTAGAGACCATATTCAAAGTTTTCAAGCAAAAAGAGCTGCTGGAAGATGCCGTGCTGATCTATCGCGTGGCTCGTGCCCCAGAACGCAGGATGTTCAAGATTGACGTGGGCAACATGCCATCACACATGGCCATGCAGTTTGTTGAGCGTGTGAAAAACGAGATACACCAGCGCCGCATCCCTAGCAATACCGGTGGTGGTCAACACATCATGGACAGCAGTTATAATCCTCTTAGTATCAATGAAGACTATTTCTTTCCGCAAACAGCTGATGGCCGCGGATCCTCAGTAGAAGTCCTGCCTGGTGGTAGCAATCTGGGCGAAATTGACGATTTAAAATACTTCAACAACAAGATGTGCCGCGGTCTGCGTGTGCCCAGCAGTTACTTGCCCACAGGTCCGGATGACTCTGATCGAACTGTCAACGATGGTCGTGTGGGCACAGCCCTGATACAAGAATACCGTTTTAACCAATACTGCGAGCGCTTGCAACGCTTGATTATCCAAAAACTTGACGATGAATTCAAGATGTTCATGCGCTGGCGCGGTTTCAATATTGATTCGGGATTGTTCTCTATCACTTTCAATCCACCGCAGAACTTTGCTGCTTATCGCGAAGCAGAGATGGATACTACCAGAGTCAATACTTTCCAAGTCATGGATCAAATACCTTACATGAGCAAAAGATTTGTGTTGAAACGCTATCTTGGGCTCAGTGAAGAAGAGATCCAAGAAAACGAAGAACTCTGGCACGAAGAACGAGGAAAACCTGAATCAGCACCGGCTACAGGACAGGATCTCCGATCAGTGGGTGTTAGCCCGGCAGATCTCGAAGCAGATATCACTGCCGGTCAAGAATTTTCTGCTCCTGGAGCAGAGATCGGTGGAGCAGAATTAGGAGCTGTCCCTGGACAACAGCCCGTAACAGCCGCTGGCGCACCCCCAGTTTCGCCGGCTGGCGGAGTCACCGGACTCGCATAAATATCTCTATGCTGCTGTTTGAACTCTACCAACGCGAACCCGAAGCCTACCAGGATGTTGCCCAAGACAACAGCCAACCTCACCTGGGCCAGCTGCGCAAGACCAAACTCACCCTACGACAGCTCAACAAACTGCGCCAGATGAATGATGTCCGAACCTACGAGTTCAAAGAGCGCATCAAAAAAGTACAGCAACAATACGCACCACCAGCCCAGCCTATGATGTAAATCTCTGAGATTTCTGTAAGAATTTCGTCATAATCGCCAATAATACCCTTTAAAACCCGGGATTTTCCCCATTCTGTGTAAATATTTTACAGAGCCATTACTTTGGAGGGTCTCATGAATAAATTTGAACAACTGATCGAGTATGTGATCAACGATGAAGAGGGCAAAGCCCGTGAGCTTTTCCATGACATCGTCGTGGAGAAGAGCCGTCAGATCTATGAAGAAATGATGGAAGAAGAAACCGTCGAGGAAGCTAAACACGACGAAGAAGAAATTGAAGAAGCCAAGGAAGAAGAGATTGAAGAAGGCATGGAAGAAGCCATGGGCGGAGACCAAGCCGACGATCTGATCGACGATATTGAAGTTGAAGAAGAAGGCATGGCCATTGAAGGTGAGATGGAAGAAGCCGATCTTGAAGATCGCGTAGTTGATCTCGAAGACAAACTTGATGAACTCATGGCTGAATTTGAAGCTCTCATGGGCGACGAAGGTGCCGAAGAAGCTGACATGGATGTTGAAATAGGCGACGACGAAGGCGACATGGATGTTGAAATGGACGCCGAAGAAGTGGCCGATGATGAATTAGAAACAGAAGGCATGATGGAAAACGTCAGCCTTAAGGCTGCTCCCAAGCCTGTGACTTCTGAACCCGCTGGCACAGACGCTAAAAGCCCTGTTGCTGCCAACTCCGGCGCAAAAGGTGCTGTAGCTAAACCCGTTAGCACAACAGGCGGCGAAGCACAAGGCCGTGCAGCCCCCACAGCAAAAGATGCAATTGGCAAAGTAGGCAACACTCCTGCACAAAGCACGCAGGATCCCAAGCCCGCAACAAAACCTCATCTTGCGCAAGCCACTGGTGTCAACACCAAGTCACCCTTGCCCAAGCAATAAGGACCGCAGGTAAATGGCTCTTTACCTCAGAGAAAACCTTACCTTTAACCAGGCCGGCATTGTTGTCGAGGGCGCTGGTGAAGGTAAGGACCTCTATATGAAAGGCATCTGCATCCAAGGTGGTGTAAAGAATGCCAATGAGCGTGTTTATCCAGTAAACGAGATCGAGCGTGCAGTCAAGACACTGAACGAACAGATCGTAGATGGTTACTCAGTGATGGGCGAAGTTGACCATCCCGATGACCTCAAGATCAACTTGGATCGCGTGAGCCACATCATCACATCGATGTGGATGGATGGTCCCAACGGATTTGGTAAATTAAAGATTTTGCCCACACCCATGGGCCAGCTCGTGAAAACCATGCTGGAGTCAGGTGTGAAATTAGGAGTTTCGAGCCGCGGTTCCGGAAACGTAAACGAGGCCAACGGACACGTCAGTGACTTTGAAATAGTCACTGTCGACATTGTTGCCCAACCCAGTGCGCCCAACGCATATCCCAAAGCAATCTATGAAGGCTTGATGAACATGAAATATGGTCATCAGATTTTTGAGATGGCCAAAGAAGCTGGTGGGGACAACAAAGTACAGAGATATTTGAAGAGCGAGATAACCAAGCTCATCAAAGATCTCAAAATCTAGGAGAAACGCATGTTAGATGCACTCAAACCCTTACTAGATAGCGACTTGATCAACGAAGACACTCGCACAGCTATTTCCGAAGCATGGGAAGCCAAGCTGAACGAGGCTCGTGAGCAGGTACGTGCAGAACTCCGCGAAGAGTTTGCACAACGCTATGAGCATGACAAAACAGTAATGGTGGAAGCCCTAGATCGCATGGTAACAGAAGGTCTGCAAGCAGAGATCCAAGCTGTTGCTGCTGAAAAGCAAGCATTAGCAGAAGATCGTGTCCGTTTCCAAGGCAAGATGAAAGAAAGCGCCACGAAGTT